TTTTGAATTCTGCCAGCGTTGCGTAGCTCATCAAATACCCCCAACTTCTAGGACGGTCAAAATCTGCCCGTTAGTTTCGCTGATAGCATACAGGGTCTGCCGCTCCATTAGCCTAATTGTAATGTGCTCACCCTTGCGTAGCACAAAGCCATTGGCAAGCGTGAGATTGCTTGCGCCAATCAGCACATCCTTGGAGTTATTAGCCAGCGCGTGCAGGTGCACTTCAGTGCCTGCCACATAGCCCTCACAGACTGATGCGGCTGCCGTGCCTACGCTCATTTGCCGGCTGCTCAGGTGTTGAATCATTGGGCGCTTTTCCCCCTCTTGGTGCGCTTAACGGTGGCACTCTCCCTAGCCTCGTGGATTACAGCCGCCTCTACGGGCTCCGTAGGGGCAAATGCGGGGGTTTTAGCAGGGGGCACAGGCTGAGCGTAACCGTGCGCGAATAGAGCTAGAGCCTCTGCATCGGGCAGGTCAATCACCCCGCCGCGTGGCGGCCAAGCAACCCCGTTGCGTGTGCCAAGGATTCGCTCAAGCATTCGCACTAGCATTTAGTTTTCCTTTCTAAGACTTAGGGGCTGGGCTTTCGCCCAGCCCCTTTCGTCATCAATCTCTAACTCTTAGAGATTAGACATTCGCGCTCTTGTAGCTCTTGACAGCCGAAGCCTGAACAAGACCCGAAGCACCGCGAACTTCGCAGCGGTACGAAACCAACCCAAGGTTGAATGCGTACTCGCGCGAAACATCAATTCGCACGCCGCCAACAAGCGCCGTGTAAATCTGTCCAAGGTCACCAAACAGGATTGCTCCAGCGGTGTCATCGGTCAGGTCAATAAGTGCTGCAGAATAAACTGGTGCGCCCAAAAGGCGGTCAGCGTTATTTGCATCACCTGGGCGGAAGATTGGCTGCCCAGCAGTGTCAACCAAACCCGTTACAACACCAAGCGTGGTGTCATTCATCAACCAACCCGCCTTTGGAGCGCGTCGGTAAACCTGGTTAACGCTGGCCTTCAGCTTCGCCAAATCGGTAAATGTAGGATTTACCGAAACGGTGCCTGAGCCCGTTGCGCCAATCGTTGCAGCTGCAGCAATCGCTGTGCCAGCAAACGCGCCGTGCGCTACGGCCACTTCCTGGCCGCACTTATCTGCAATCATCGCGGAAAGGTCAAAGGCCGCATCGTTTGCGAGCTCATCGCTTACCTGGATGAGGGTGGCCCACTTAACTGGGCTGAGGTCAAGCTTTGAAAGCGTGCCGTCAGACTCAGCAATGGTGCCAGCCTCGCTAACGCTACCAGCGGTACCAAGGGCCGTGACACGCGGAATGCTCAGCGTGTTGCCGGTGCTTGCACGGATAACCGTAACGATATCTGGGTTGAGGAATGGGTTGAACTGACCCGCAATGACATTAACTCGGTCAGCAATGGTGACTGGATTGCCCAGACCCGTTGACTTCGTAACATCGCGGTATTCAAACATTCGCGTGCCGCCGTTGCGAGCAAGAGCACGAAGCTCCGCATTCTCATCAGCGTCAGACTTAGCAGCAGCCGGAGCAATCACAGCAGCAAACTCTGCGCGAGCAGCGTCAGCAGCGGTGCGGGCTTCGGTGGCTTCCTTTTCGGAGCGAATCGCCTGGGCAACAGTTGCTGCCTCAGCGGTAAGCTTCTCAAAACGAACCTGTGACTCACCTTCAAGAGCCTCGCCCTTTGAGGCAAGGTCAGTAACGATTGACTGCGCTTCAGTCAAAAGGCTTGCACGCTTCTCGTGCAGATTCCTAATATCAGACATTTTCAATCTCCTATTCTCTATGTTTTTTTTACTATCGTGCTCGCCTAGCGGGCTTACTCTGCAGCGGGCGCACCCAAAGGTGGCGGGGCTGCGGTAGCGGGGCTGTTAGAGCGTATCGTTTGCCAGGCGCTCAAGCAGCAACTTGGCAGCCGCAACGCTGGGGTCAATCCCTTTGCGCGGTGCCAACTTACTGCGTACCTGGTCAATAACCTCAAGGTCATCATCTGACAGCGGTTGCGCTGCCTTGATTGCCTCAAGGGTAGACATAAGGCGCTCAGCCTCAACACCGATTTTATCGGCGGAGAGCTTGCGCACAGCGGTGAGGCCAAGCGTTGCGGGGTAGGCAGGTGTCTGCCCAGCGCTCAACACGGAAACCTCAAACAGGTTGACTTCACGAATGGTGCGCTTATCGCCAGCCCACTCATCCCCGCCCTTGGGGGTAGTGAAGCCAAAGCTCATACCGCTTGCAGCGGCCTCGTGAGTCAACTTAGAAATAACACCGGCAGCATCAGGGTCAGCAGGGTCAAGCTTCGCTTCAACGCGCAAGCCGCGCTCATCCTCTTTGAGTGTTAGCCGCCCGCTTGCCGTGGTGGCAAGTGCGCGGGTTTCATCGTGCCCAAACAGGAATGCAATCACCTTGCTGCCAGCGGCAACGCGTGAGAGCGTGCGCTTGAATGCGCCCTGCGCAATCACCTCAGTAAATGGCAGCCCTGCGCTTGGTGTATCAAAAAGAGCGGCATAGCCGCTGAAGGTCTTTTGCCCATCCTCAGTATCGGAAACTGTGAACTCTCCCATTGGGAGAGCGCGCCGCTCAAACTCTTTCACATCAAACCTTTCATCATTAGCCAGCGTGTTTAGCACGCGGTCTGCCCATTGTAGAACTCTATCTGTGCCGTCAGCCTGTGTTACCTCCACGCCCCACAGATAACCGGCAACAGCTCCAGGGCCTGGGAACTCATCATTGGCAGCGTCACTATTGCGTGGCACCCCCTCCCAATCTCCACGGTGGCGGAGAATCCAAGCGCGCATACGCGTAACTTTTTCATCCTCAACCTGTCCAGCGCGCAGCTGCCGTGCTTCCTCAACGGTCTGCTCTTGCAACCCGTCACCCGCGTAGCCATTCTCGTAATAGGTCAATCCTTTGGCTGCAGCATCGCGGATAAACTCAGGCACATCAATCACCACGCGTGCCTCATCGCTCTCAGCCTCGCCACCATCAGCCTCACCACTCAGGATTTGCTCAGGCGTGTATGCGTCAATTCCCATACCCTCAGCGGCATCGCGTGCCTCTGCGTCATTGTCAATTAGCAGCTCAATCTCATCGCCGTACTGCTCTTGCAGCTTGGAATACTTGTATGCCTTAAATGCTTCATTTACGGCTGGGTTGCTCTCGCCAAAATCCTGCAGATAAATCTGCCCGTATGGCACGCCATTAGCGTCAAGCCACTCTTTGGTTTCGGCAAGCCGGTCAATGTTGCGGGCGCTCACTACAATCACCTCAGCGCCGTAATCCTGCACGCGGCTCTTAAGCCAATCAATGAGCGGCTGGCGTGGCGTATCACCCGTGGTGGTAAGCGTGCCGTCAATGTCAGTGATTATGTAACTCAAGGCTGTGGCTCCTCCCCAACTACGCCAATGTTTAGTGGCTTCCAATGCTGGTCACCGCCAACTGCGAGCCGCGGCAAATCCTCATAAGTGCGCACTTCATCTAGCGTCAGGATTCCGTTTTGCAGGGCCACCGCATACGCGTCCATTCGCTCGCGTTGCGTTGCGCGCAACAGCCCAGCGGTGTTGAACTTGATAAAGGTGGTTTCTCCAACGATAAGGCGCTGCAAGCCCGCTTCAATTCGTGCAAGCATTGGCGCTAATCCCAAAACCAGCCAGGCCTGCCCAAGCGTTTCTGCGCTGTTATAGCTGGTGTTGCCGCCTGGGTATTGCAGGTACTGAAGGGGCACACCATAGATACGGCCAATGCTCTCAACACCCCAGTGCAGAGTTTCTACAAGCTGCAGGTCAGAAATCTTTACGCTCATCTGTGAATAGTCAGCACCGCCGGTGAGCACTGCAACGCGCCAAGCGCGGTCAACACCCTCGTGCCTGCGTGCAAATCCTGCGCGCAAATTCTCTGCTTGGTCTGCCGTCAACTCACCAGGCACCTTCACCACACCGCCAACCGTTGCGCCCTGCTCGTAGAATTTCGCGCCGAACAATTGGGATGCGCTTGCAAGCCCAAGGGTTACGCGGTGGTGTTCAATTGGTGACATTCCACGCATATGCTCGCCCGTTGCAAACAGCGGGATGTGCACAATGTTTTCAGCACCCAGCGTGCTGCTGCCTTCCTGTGTAGTGATTTTGTAAAGCGGCTCACCCATCTCACCGCGCACGCACTCAACCTTTTGCGGGTCAAGCACGCGGGTTTCAACCACTACGCCATCAGGCGAGCGGAGCACCAAGATAAATGCATTGCCGTCAAGCAGCAAGCTGGAAACCAAGCGGTGCTTGAAATCAAATGGCGTGTAGTTAGGGTTATTAGGAATTGGCACATCCATCCAGCGCGGGCGGGTAACGGGTCTGCGCACACCAGCGTCACGGATAAATGCGCCCCACGGCAGGCTGGCAACTGTTGAACTATAGAGATTCACCGCGGCCCATACGGCTCCAATTGCGGTGGCATTTTCCTGTGTGATTGAAACACCAGCGGTGCGTTGCGGATAGTCTGACGGCCACCACGGTGCAACCACTCGCTGCTCATCTGCCATTTCTCGCCCAAGGATGCGGTCAATAATTCCCACTCTATTTCTCCCTATAGCTCAATGAACTGAACCGCAGGCGCAGCCTTTGGCGCAACTGTGGTTGCTAGTGTATCAGCACGGCTCAACGCCATAATGGCTGAAACAAAAAGGTCAATCTTTTTATTGCTGTGGGCTGCCTGCTTGCGCACCATCATCCCATTTCTGCTGTAGTAAGGGGTGGCATTGGCTGCGTGCCGCGCAAGCCGTGGGTCACCTGTGTGCCGAATCTTGCCATTCACCACCGCATCATACATTCCGCTGGTTGCTGGCACCATCCGTGAAGGTGTTTGCGGCATTTCTGCCACGGGCAGCCCACGCTGTGCCAGCGCCTCCATACTACGCTGCCAGCGGAAAGGGTCAAAGATTACCTCCACTACATTGTAGTTTTGGCAGATTTCAATAATGCGCCCCTCAACCTCATCCATTGACACGCGCCACGAAAGGTCAGCGTCAATTGGGCGCTCCCAATGCCCAAGCACAAACAGCGCCTTATCACTCAGGCGGCACGCCACCGCTGCCGTGCTGTCATTGCTAAAGCTGCCGTCCACCGCCAACACAATTGGCTCATCTGCGCCAAGCGTAAGGCTGGCATCGCCGCACGCATCCCACGCGCCTGTAGGTAGAAAGGCGGTGGCGCTATTCGTGAATTGGTTGAGCCGCTTTGTGCGGTATTCGCTTTCAGGCGTGCGCTTGCGCGCACTGCGCAAATCCTCAAGGCTCAGAATCGGCTGCTCGCCAAGCAGCCCAGGGTTAGCCTCGTGCCAGCGGCTCTCATCCTCGTAGGCATCCTCTGCCGCTTCCCACCACGCCATACCAAGTGTGGTGTCATCAGACTCACCGGCAACGCGGCGCTTCGCCAGCTGGTAGAGCGTGTAGGCAATGGAGTCAACGCCTGTGGTGTCAACCTTAGGGCCAGCCGTGGTGATTGCCACAAAGAGCGGGCTGCGCCGTGCACCCATTGAAAGGCTGAGCACATCAAACAGCTCACGGTTAGGGGCTGCCGCCAATTCGTCATAGAGCACCAGCGAAGCGTTTAAGCCTTCCTTGCTGTACGCCTCTGCGCTAATGGCTTTGTATACGGTGCCCGTACCCTTGAACTCCATAGCATCGCGGTACAGTTTGATTTGCGCCCCCAGCTCTGGGTTTAACTCCACAGCCCGTTTGGCGTGGCTGAACACCAGCTTGGCCTGCTCGCGCTCGTTGGCTGCGCTCAGGATTTCGCCGCCCTTATCTCCGTAAAGCCCAAAGAAAATAGGCAGGGTGGATGCCAAGGCGGTCTTGCCATTCTTGCGTGCAACGCCTACCAGAAAAAAGCGGTGCGTAAAACTTAGGTCAGCCTTGCGGGCAAGCATATGGCGCAGCAGACTGCGCTGCCATTCCCTGAACTGCAACGGCTCGCCAGCCAATCCGCCCAATGAGTCTTTGGCAATGGGCACCAGTGCCTCAGCGAAATCCGCAACCACATCCCCAAGGCTTCGCTCAAGGTCAGCAGCCTCTAGCGGGGTCAGCCAGCGGGGTGGCCATCCTTGCCCTGAAGCCTGCGCCGAAACTGCTCTACCTTGCTTACGCTTTCCACCATTGCCAGCCCTAGCTTGGCGCGGTCTGCCGGTGTCAAGCCCAAGTGATTCATCCACTTCCTAATTTCCCCCTCTTGGGTTGCACGCATTCCAACTGCTGGATTCGCATAAGCATAGCCTTTGTCTGTTTGTAACACTGCGCCTTGCTCTGAAACCTGTTTGCTCAGCTGCGCGTGGAACTCCATCGCCTGCACCAGCATCGTCAACGCCTCGCGGTCACTCGCCGCAATCCAGCCGCCAGCGTGCGCCAAGATTCGGTGCCAAGCCTCCAGCGCCACCACACCCAAGCCATCAGGCGGTGGCAATTCGGCTGCGCCCGTGAGGCTATTCGTTAGCGAAACTGTGGGCACGCGGTCAGGTCTGAGCGTGCCGCGCTTTGCTTTGACTTCGTTTGGAACTACTGCCTTAGGCAACTAAACCCCTACCCCCCGTAAATGACGGTGCGTGCGGAGCACTCGGCGCTGGATTCCCTGCGTGTGCGTGCGCGCAGATTCTAACCCGCCCCCCCTGAGCGTGTCCACTAAGCAGCAAGGTGCTCAATAAGTTTATCCATAGGGCGGAGCAGTGCGGTGCTCGCCACCAGAAAGCGCTCACGGTCAATGCCGCGGCTATGGTCTGGCAGCTCTTTGACTTCCCACTGCCCAAATGTTTTCGTGCTAATCACCAGCATTGCCTCACTCACTCTGCTCACAAACACATAGGCAATAGGCTTGACTACCTTGCCGTGGTAGCCGCTCTCTGTATCCACAATGATTGTGTTGCGGGCTTTGTAGCTGGATGGCTCCCAGTCAAAGTCAGGGCTCACACCCTTCACCTCTATCACCCGCCCATCAAGTAGCACCACATCTTTTTCAAGCGCGGTGAACCGTGCGCGGTCAGCCTTATCCTTTGCAATCTCTAGTGCCGGCACGGTGTTGGCAATGCCGTGCACCGCAAGGTACTCACCCACAAGCTCGTTGTAATAATGCCCCTGCTTAAAGGCTGCCTCGTAATCGTGCATTACTTTCCCCCCTTCGCTCTGCGCGCTGCGCGGTTGAGCGGCTGCTGTGCCGCTGGTTTCTGGCGTGCGCTCATCATTGCAATGAGTGGCTTCCACTTTTCCTCATAAACGGTGTCAGCGTCATAGCGTGCCATCTCTGCTGCCACGGCAGCGCGGTCAACCTTCCCTGCCTTGGTTTCCTCATAGACAGACTGCAGGGCTTTGTAGATTGCCTCCACATTTGGGATAGCGAAAAAGGATTGTTGGAACTCATCCCACACACGCTGCACCGGCACCTTATGGCTATGCACGCCCACCAGCTCAGCCTGTGCACTGAAATCTGAAACTATGGTTGGCAGGCCTGTGCTCATCCCCTCCACGGCAGGAATCCCAAACCCTTCCCCCATTGAAGTGAGTAACTGCACATCGCTTGCCGAATACATCTGGGCAATGGCGCTATCAGGGATTCCGTTACGCCAATGCATTGGCTGCGGATAGCGCACGCGCTTTTGGTCAATCCCTAAGTGCGCCACCATACGGGGAATGTTTACCCCTTCGCTGAATCCATTTGGCTCAGTGTGCAACATCCAGTAGACATCTTTGCGGTCAGCCATCAAGCGGCTCATTGCATCAGCCATTTCACCAAAGGCCTTGCGCACGGGGATGCGGCCACGGTTGGCTGCGTTAGTTACTACAAGGAAAGCATCGGCTGGAATTCCCATAGCCGCTCGCGCACCCTTGCCTGTGTCTTTAAAAATATTGCGGTCAATGGCGTGCGGGATATAGGAAACCTCAGCGCGTGGATACCCAGCCCCAATAAGCTCTTGCTCACCAAAGCGGCTCATTGCAATAGCGTGGTGTCCGCCATCTTGTAGAAACTTCACCACCATTGCTGGCACGGGCTGGTGGTCAATTGGTGTCCAACAGGCTAGGTTTAATTCCTTAAAGCCTTCAACACCCACTAAAGGCCACAGGTCAAAGAGCACCACGCCAAACCCAGGCTTATCCTCAAGCCAAGCCTTCATATTCTCTGGCGCAGCATCAATGCTATAGCGCATCAACCCTTCAGGAAAGATTGGATGACCGTGTGCACACTGCATCATTACTTGCGCACCGTGGTTAGCTGTAATGGCAACCTCGTGCCCAGCCTTCGCCATTCGGTGCACCACCTGTGCCGATTGCTGGCCATATCCACTTGGGATGTGGCACGCATTGCTATACCAAGCTATTCGGCTCATTACTTCCCTCCCTCTATTTGTGCCGCGTCACTCTGCCGTGGCATTGCAAGCATAATACCCTTAACGCGTGCTCTGGCACAATAAGCGCCCCGCCTGCGCTGAGGGGCTGGATATGGTCAACGGTCAGCCTCACCCCTGTGGCACCGCATCCCTCACACCAAGGGCGCTTACTGCGCACCTGAGCGCTCAGCTTGCGCCACGCTGGGTTTAGGTATGGGTTAGGTCTGCCCTGCTTCCACTTTGCCTCAGCCACCCGCCGGTGCACCTCGCAGCGGTTTCCGCCCTGTGTGAGTATTCCGCAATCAAGGCAGGGGCGCTGAAACCTCACGCCTTGGGAAACTCTGGCAGGGAGATAAACTGCGCCAGCACCTTTGCGATATGGTCAACCGTGCGCTCAGTGGCATCCTCGTATTGTGGGCTGAACACTGCCCACGCAATCTCACCCAGAGGCTTTTCAAGGTT